CTCTTGTTATATGTTATAATAAGAATATTGTCAAGTGTTATTTTAAAAATATTCAGCCAGGAATTCTTGGTTCTGGAATAGGAACTCGTCCGTCGATTGGGATTTGTAGGCCATTAACATTCACCACCCAATTTCGTTTGTCATTCCAGCATTTAAACCCATTACTAATTTTCTGCCATAGTGAGAACTTTACGTTGCCTAGACGTTCGATACGAAACGCACCTAAAATTCCACCGTAAATGTTTCCGATAATTAATGCAAGAAAATAAATCAACGAACAAATAATAATAAGGGTGGTGCATACGCCAATAGCGAAAATAAAGTTATATAGCATTAAACTTCTCCCATGAATATAGGCAAATCTTTAGTAAATGTATTTTGTAAAATATCATAAAGTCCTGGGGCTCTATTGGGCAATTGACTTAGCCCTGTACCAAGTTCTACCCTATCAGTAAAGGGAATAACTACAATATTATTTTGTGCTAGTCGAAGCACCTTGCCAGTATCTGACACTAGAGCTTGTCGATCACTACACTATTATCACTAAAGTAATCTTCACGACTAATACCAGGCGCTCGCTTAGTCGCAATACCTATGGCATTAGGTTCGTGTCGAATAACCGCTTGACCTCCAGCACCATAACGTTTTAGATTGTCTCCAAAGACGAAATAGACACTAGGATAGTCACGAAGTAGTTGCTTATCGTAAAACAGGTTAGTTCTAAACAACATAATGATTCTCCGCTTCTAGACGCGTGATAAAGAAGTGAATTCCTCCTGCACATTCTGTTTGCCAATCGTCCGACCAGTTAGGGGCTTCGATGCGTTCGCCAACCCGATAAATGGTCTTAGCATCACGCGAAGAGATGCCGAAGCTCGCGCCAATTACTTCCAACACATCGACAAATTTGGCACGACATTTTCGGCCGAACGCATGACTGCGCGGTGCATCCTCTGGAATTCTGAGGCGCACAATCACGCCGGCTTGGCATTTTTTCCAGCCAATTAAATCGCCGTCAGGAAGAATTCGTGTTTGTGCAATAGCATAATCTGCATCTTCGGCACCGGTCAGAGTGGAACCTGTTAAGATGACATCGCGAATTTCGGCACCGGTTAAAATAGTCCCATTCAGGTTAGCATCGCTCAGGTTAGCGCCACCCAGGTTGGCACCGCTCAGGTTGGCACCGCTCAGGTAGGCACCGCTCAGGTTGACATCACGCAGGCCAACCTTGCGCAAGTCAAACCCGCTCAGGTAGGCACCGGCCAGGTTAGCGCCTCGCAGTTTAACACCGTTTTTAACGCCCCACATGATCGCCAAGCCAAGTTTGATGCTCGGCAGCATGTCCTGTGTTGTGTTGATCTCTGCCGTGAATTGGACTGCATTCGTCCAGCGATTCAGAACGTCAAACTTCTCAATAGTCATCTAAACTTATCCAATTCTAGCCACATATCGCGTTCGCTTTCGAGGCTTAGATTAATACACCAGATTACGATACAAGTTATAATAGTACAGAGCATATCATCCGGCCCTTATCTGCAGCAAGATACCAATTGGTACAACTGCCACCAACCATGCTACGGAAACTGCGACAAGAAAGTTATCTATGAAAAGTATGCTCGCCATAATAAGTGCTAAATAACCTGCAAACAAAACCGAGCATAGCATAAATGCCAAGAACACCATGTTAGGCGCTCTTCTTGTTATACGGCTTGAAGTGATATTCCTTGCCAATGAACTTGGTAGGAACGCGAACAGTTACACCATCCTTGTTAACTACTTCAGTAAAGATTCCGGCCTTGCGGGTTACTTCGCCTACAAAAGGACGACCACGGCTCTTCGAGAGCTTATAAAAATACTTGCTACCTACGTTAATCATGTTATATCTCCTTTATATGTTAGTTGTAGTTTTTTCGTCTACAAACTACATATATAAGGAAACAGATTAATTGTCAAGCACTAAATTTAGAAAAATTTAGGCGTAGGTATGATGGTGGTGTGGATGTGGATGACGCTTATGTTCGTAGCAGACAACGCCATGATGATTATAAACCTTAGCTGTATGATAGTTAAGGTTATCTAGCGAATCAATTGCTTCTTGGTATGCGTCGAAATAAAGTTCCTCTACTTCTAGAAGTTCTTCAATCCATCTATATAGTGTAATTTTGAAATGATAGTTCATCTTATTTTCCTTTAAAATAGTTAAACCAAACCTGTTTAGTTTGGTTGCAATATTTGTTTAATTTATAACTATTTATGGAAACGTTCATTTCAGGAAAGTAGTAGGTCCACAATAGCTTTTGGACTATTGCATCTGAACTTTGTCCTTTGGCAGAGAATATTCGTGATAGCCAAGGTATCTCGTTTGCATCCCCTACAATAGGAACACCAGATGTTATATAGTCAGCACCCACAATATTAAATGTCTCGGTTAGGCTTGCTTGCATTCCTATATCCATAGAGTGACACCGTTCAATAAACTCTTCTCTTGGTGTCCAGCCATGTCCAATTAATTGATGTCCTGAATGATATAGTGCTTCGAACATGCCCTTTAGATTATTAAGCACCGGGTCGCCTCTATTTTCAAGTCGACCTACATTAATATGGAACCTTAGCTTCTTGCCTATCTTTTCTGCGAACTGTAAAGCTGCATGAGCTTGTAATAGATGATTTTTTAGCGGTCTAACTGCACCAAAGCAACAAATATCGATATGTTCTTTCTGCTTCATCGTGTGTTTCTTTTCAGACACACAAAGCGGATAATAGTTAGGAAGGTAAACTACTTTTTGGTTAGATTGAGCTTTAGTCCAGTTGTTAGATACTTGTAAATAATATCTTAGCTCTTTAAGCATCCTAGGAGCATTAGGTGCAATAACAATATTTGGATGCTTGCTATAATCGGCAATCCAGTCCATAGCCATGCCTTCGTTTGCCATAAATGGCATTTCACTATGGATACGAATGATCCAAGTTACAGTAGGATGAAGTTTTGATAGTATAGCAAATTTAGAAGGAACAACCCAGAGAGCTTCAATTACTACATGGGTTGGTTTGTGTTGTGTAACTAGTCTATCAATACAATTATTATCAATAGCTACTTCACAAGCTGCTTCGATATCCATATCAAGAAGCATATCTGACATGAAATTAGCAGAGTTATATAAGCCGGTGCTTAGTCCTCGCTTACTATGAAGTTTTTCATTATAATCATCTCTTCTGCGAAGGATAAACAAGATTTTAGGCGACACGAAACAAACTCCAATAATATGATAGACATATTATTTATTATAGTTTGTAATCGTATTATCACCCTTTTCGGTGGTCAAACAAAATTATTCTCTTCAACTTCATTAACCAGTTGATTCTTGAAGGCGATATGCAGTCGAAGGTATAGCCGAAGCACCAATTGATCATGCATTTGAACTTGTAATTGAGGGCTACCTTTATTCTGTAGTTGATCAGATACTAGAACCTCAAGCTTATCCCAGCATTTGCCCCATAATTGATCATCAAATTCAACTCTCACAAAACATCATCCCCCAGTTGAGCCCGCAGTTGAACCCACAGTTGACCCCACAGTTGATCCCACAGTTGATTCTGCAGTTGATCCCGCAGTCGAGCCCGCGGGCGATCCCGCAGTCGATCCCGCAGTCGATCCAGCAGTCGATTATCGAAATTAAGTTTCATGTTTGTCTCCTTATTCAGTAGACTATAACGAAACTAAATTAATTTGTCAAGATGAAATCTTCAGTTTACTGGTGAGTAATTTAATTTTATCGATTAGATAATCAATAGTTAAGAGGGAGATAAGAATAATTCTCCCGATTAAAATTGTAATAAAGAAACATGCTGGCGTAAACCAAAATAGAACAGAAGCCCATAACCAACTAATATTAATTAGTCCAAGAGCCTTTGCTATTAGCATAATGACGCCTAGCAGAAAAAGATAGACTTCTAGTTTAAGCATATTGTGTATCATCCATTATTTATTACTTCTTCAATTTCTTGGCGCATGGCAGACATTACTGCTTTGACAGAACGCAATTCTTGGGGTGTCCTTTCTCCTGCCATTAGAAGTATGTGCGGAATCTTTTCCCATTTGTCAAAGATCTTTGTAATCTCTATTTTGTTAATAATATAATGGGCATGTTTTACGCTTTCAGTTTCAACGAGCCTCCGGGTGACACCAAACAAAATATACACAAACTAAAACACCAAGAATTAAAATTAACATATCGATGTTTCCTTTAGCTTTCGTTGGTATACTTTTTCTAATCGATATTCGCTAGGATAAGTAAAATTGTTTCGAACTGTCAATGCTTCTTCTTCAGTTTCATACCAGCCATGGCAAGATGTAGACTTTACTGCTCCTGGTGTTCCCTTGTTAGCGAAGCATCCATCTAATACATGACCTTTTGGGTAAAAATAAACATCATATTTTAAAACCCAAATAGGAGTATTAGTCATTTCTTCAATCGTTTTCATTTATTATCTCCGCATTCTAGAAACGTCAAGAATATCTTCATTGCTACTAACAGGTATTAGGTTACTCTTATGAGTAACAATAATACCTTTGATTAAATCACCAGTATAAACTTTTTCTTTCTTTTTGTCAATAGGAATTCCAACACCATTACCACTAGGAACGACTGGCGATTCTCGACGATATGTAGTTTGTGGTGGAATATATGGCTTTGGCTTCTTGACTTTCGGCATATTACCAAAGCAATAGTCCATATATTCTTTCCAAGTCTTTTGTTTAAAGCCCAACCGTTTCATCCGGCTATTATATTCTTTGAACTCAACTTCATACTTATTTGATTGCGGCATGAATAATTCCTCCTAGACCAATAAAAGTAGCAACACCATTAATAGTAACTAGCGGTTTGTCCTGCATCTTAAATGCTTCTACAGCCCAAATAAAGCTACCAACTGTACTCAACCAAAGATCGAGTAAATTGCTATAACCTGCCGCGCGAACTACAAAAGCTAAGATGATTAATCCTGTTCCGACCCACTTCATCATATATTAAACTCCTTGTGAAACCTTGTGCAACGATCTTTAGCTTTAGTTAACCAATTAGAAGCTTTTTCTTCAAATATTTGTGCTTCCTGTTCATCTTCTGTTGCAATTAAAACAACTATATTGTTGTACATTAACTGAGTCATTTCCCATAACATGAACGAGTATAGAGAAGTCTGTAAGAAGTAATCTTCAATGTGTTCAGCTTTCTTATACTTCTCTGCCGTCTTGAAGTCGACGATAGATGGTTTGCTGCGCCAATCCGCGATCAAGTCAACTGCACCGGCGCATCTTAGCTTATGCGAAAACAAATATCCTTCAGAACATCTAATATTGTCTACATTAGGTATTAACTTCCGCTCAAGTTGCTTATACATCATCTTGTTGAGCGGCATCTCTTTGGATAGATCAACCTCTTGGTTTAGTACTAGCTTTTCACATATGTTATGGACTGCCGTTCCTCGTCTACTAGATCGTTTAGTCTTTCTATCAGCAGCCTCAAATCCAACACGAGCGCGCCAAATATCTAAACCAGTCTTATCAGCGGTATTGCCTAGGATAGTAGTTACAGAAGGATATCGTTTACCATCTGGTGTTTCATATAGTCGCATAGCACCATCTATACGAGTTACCTTAGGCAGATCAAGTAAGTTAAGATTAAAAGTCAAACACCAAGCTCGTGAATTTTAGGCTCGAACTTTGTTACCTTGGTGCGAATAGCTTTGATGTATTCTGCTTCAGCTAGAGCTGCTTCGTACGAACTAAAGTATTGAACATCAGTAGGATGATAATAATCATGCCAAAGGACAAATGTCTTATACTGAAGTTTCCAAGTCATCTTGGAAATCTGAACTACACGAAGTTTCATCATTATTATTTCCTTGGTAGAGTTCCATGGGGCGGTGGAACATATCGTTGGTTCTCTTCTAATCTAATCGAATCCCAAGCCTTATATGCAAGAAAAACGATGTCTTCTGAGCGCATCGTAGTATTGTGTACTTTCGATAAAACAAATTGCTGAACGAATTCTTCTCTAGTCATAGTGAATCAACCTCCTCTTGTGTTGCAATACGACAAAGTTCATATTCGAAATCTTCATCATCGTCAGTAAAGCCCCAGTCTCCTTTAGTATAGTATCCAACGACATTTACAAAGGTATAAAAACCAGGACCTGTTATTTCTGGGGGAGATTTCATGTCGACAAAAAAGTCAATGCCAATGCCTTCGTTAACCCAAAATGGACAAGCACCATTGTCGTAACTATAGCGATCGATCTCATAACGATATACATATTCTTTGGCAAACTTGGGTCCAAAATCGTTTAGAATTTCGACTGTAATATTACCAGGTGTTGAATATAACGGCAGATCGTATTCTGTTTCATTTTTAAATGCGACTAGTTTACTCATAAATTATCCCTTTGTTACACTACAATTAAGTAATATAGACAAAGGGATAATAAGTCAAGCTAAAATTTAGCTATTGTACGAGTCCACCGTCAATCATAACTGTATGCCGAATACCATCTTCTGTGACAATTATAACAGTGCCATCACCGTCAATTTCAACAACATGATCATATTTACCAGCTGTTACATATACGGATAGAAAATCATCATCATTGACAATACTAATATCTACTTCGCTTTCTGTACTAATTTGCATTTAAACATCTCCTTATATAATTTCAATAGCCCTTTTAGCTACGAATTACATATATAAGGTATTGGATTAAATGTCAAGCTAAAATTTGGTTTTATTTTCCGCTATAATAAACGATTTGACAAAGCCGCTTCTTAATACGTCTCGAACATCAAAATCAACTCTTGTAATATTCTCGTCCATATTAGCAAATACCTTCAGGGTGCAATGGATGCCAGATTCTTCGTTGTATCGTTTAGAGGTTAGATCATCTTGTTTAGTATCGCCAATCATAATGATACGACTTTGATCCGCCACGCGAGTTAACACTGTTCTAATTTCGGCAAATGTGCCATTCTGTAACTCGTCGAATATCACAATAGCATTAGGAATATTAGTACCGCGCAAGAACGATGTTGGTTGGAACTCAATAATGCCTTTAGTTTTTAAAATATCGTACGCATCATCTCTATGATACAGTTCCGCACAAATATCTCTATATGGGGTTTCGTATTCGCTAGTCTTTTCTTTCTTATCGCCTGGTAAGAAGCCAATTTGTTTAGCTGGTTGTGGACTGCGAATAATCATTATCTTATTACGAGGACTTCTACCACTTTCAATTTCAGATAATGCTAGGAATAAACTAAGAAAGGTTTTACCAGTGCCAGCACATCCTAGTAAAAATAGATGATCGCCGTTTTGATATGCGTCAAATGCCAGTTCTTGATTATGAGTTTTAGGTCTTATGTCTTTCAGTTCAAAATGTAATTGTCTGTGAGTATTCACTCGATGATATTCTTTCGAGTTGCTTTTATCTGCAAGGCGTTGTTGGCGTCTAGTTAATCTTTGTGATCTGTCTGACATTTTAGCTCCGACTGTTGTGTTTATCACCGGACCCATAATAAGAAAAAATTATTGAACTGTTTGTTTGACCTTTGCTTTGTTAACGACTTCTCGTGTCTTAGTTTCTTTAATTCCCTTGCGTCCGTGAGTTTGAGCCAAAGGTGAATGTGGGTTAGCATCTGCGATCCTACCCAACATATCATTAAATC